TCAATGAGGCAGATTTCGACAGCAAGAAACACGAGCGTTTTGAAGGCGAACCAAAACGAGCAAGGAATGATAAAGGTCAACTCATAGCAGATGATCCAAAGACTGAAGCAAACGAAGCGTGGGAAGGTGGCAAAGCACCTAAAAAGCCTGCCAAAAAGAAAGCGTCTACTAAGAAGGGATAAGTCATGGCGATAGTTACAACAGTAGGCGGCACAACAACAAACAGCTATATCACTGTGGCTGAATACGAGGCTTTCTGGACAGAGAGAAACGTAAATATCTCTGGTAATACAGCCGCAAAAGAATCTGAACTGGTCAAGGCGGCTGATTATATAAACAGAAGTTACACTTTTGTCGGTGAGCAACAATATCGCTATCAGGCGATGGTTTGGCCTCGTTTAACAGGTATTTATCTTGTTAAAGATTTCCCTATCGATCCCAATGTTATTCCACAGGATATAAAAGATGCTCAAGCAGAGTTAGCTTATATTATTCATCAAGGAACAAACGTATTTGCTACGGTTGAGGGTGGTGCAAAGGTTCGAGAGAAGAACAAAGCAGGGCCAGTAGAAACCGAAGTCGAGTTTACTAACTTTAGAGAAACGCCTCGATTTGTAGCGATTGAGGGATTGCTTTCGCCATATACGATTTACGGTGGCGCTCAACTTAAAATGGTGCGCGGATGAGTACAACAGTCACAGCAATCGCAGATGCAGCATTTGATGCCGTTAATGTAGCGGTAACGGATGTTATCTTTGATGCGACAGTGACTTACGAAACGCAAGGAGCTTATGATCCTTCAACTGGTACTTATTCAGTTACAACAACAACTCTCACAGGCAGAGCTTTATTTGATACTAGTACTCCTGCAAGAGATATATTTCCTGATTCAATTATCGGCTCTAATCGTCAACTTGTTTTGTTGGAGGGTTTTAGCGAGGTTATCAAGGAAGCATACAAGCTAACTATTTCATCTATTGATTATGAGATAAAAGCAGCGCAGAAAGTTGTCGGGTCTATTTCACTTCAATATGGAGTGGCGTTGCAGAAATGACTTATAAGAATTTTGAATTACAGTTAAACAAAGAGCTAGTCGATACCGATGAAAAGATCGAGGACGTTATCTCATTGATTGCAATGGATAGTTTGCGAGGTATCGTAAAGAAGTCTCCTGTCGATACTGGACGATTTAGAGGTAACTGGATTGTTAGCAAGAATACAATGAACCCTGCAAAGGTTAATACAACCGATAAGACAGGAACATCATCTATTACTCGCGGCACACAAACAATCGAGACTTTTGAATATAAGAAAGATCGATCAATTATTATTCAAAACAATCTTCCTTATGCAAATAGGTTAGAAAATGGATGGTCTAGGCAAGCTCCGAAAGGTATGGTTGCACTAACGTTAGCCGAAATGCGAACCAAATATAGGAACGTGTTAATATGACTTATGCACTAGAGCGCAGAGCGATTGAGGTATATCTAAGCACTCAATGGGGAACAACGACTCCAATAGGTTTCGATGGACATGAGTTCAGCCCATCTTTTAATAGTATCCGAGTATCAATAGAAAATGGTTTAACTATGCAAGGATCTATTGGTGCAAATACTAATAGAATAGATTATACTGGCATTGTAACTATCCAGATCTTTACGGAGAACGGCAAAGGATCGGAGACTTGGAGAGGTTACGCAGAAACATTAGACGGTATTTTTTTCGATAAAAGGATTGCGAATACGGGTGCAATAGCGACTACAAACGAATTTATCAGATTCTCACCAGATCAACAGCACCCATATATTTCTGGAGAAGTTTCTGATATACCATTTAACATTGCAACTTTTGTCGTTCCTTTTATACGATACGAGTTTAAATAAGGAGGCCACAACATGACTGGCATTGCATCTAATCAGCTACGGAGCGCGTTTGTGGCTGAATCAACAGTGGGAACTACTCCCTCATCACCATCGTTCACAACGAGCGATGTTCCAATAAATATGACTGCTGCTCCAAATGTAATCGAGCATCGATCACTTGCAGCAAAAGGCGAAGCAGTCGAAACGGCTATCGCAGGAATTGATGTCACTGGTAATATGTCAGGCACATTAGTTTATGGAGCATACGACACATTCCTTGAGAGCTTGCTTCAAGGCGCTTATTCAACAAACGTATTAAAAAGTGCAAAGGCAACTAAAACGGTTACTGTAGAGAACGGAATAAACGCAGGAGTTGGCGGTACGCTTACAATGATGCGTTACACAGGTGTCGAGGCAACTGGTGGATCAATAACTCTTGCCTCAAATGCAGAGATAGGTTTTTCTTTTGATCTGACTGGCATAGGTTCACTTGATACGACAACATCTGCAATCGGTAGCTCATCATATACAGATCAAACCGAAAGAGCGCCTTTAACATCAGGTGTTGATGTTGGAACGATAGCATTTGCAGGGTACACACTAGACGCTTTTGAGAGTGCGACTATCAACTTCAACTATGAAGGCAGAGAAGCACAAACAAAGCTAGGAAGCTCTTTTACTAAGGATGGCATTACAAGAGGAGCTTTGCTTCCTGAGATAACTGCCCGTGTTTATGTAGATACTAACTTTGCAACTTTGTATAATGCAGCAAGAGATACAAATCACTCGCTCTTTGCAGTTACTTTTCCATTAGGTTCAGTATCGACTAAAAAATACACTCTTGTATTTCCTAAGTGTAAGTTTGTGGGATCTAATATCGACTTCACTGGCACTAATGCAATGCAGGACGTAACAATCCGAGCAATGTATGACGAAGCTACCGAGGATGCGTCAGTAAAACTAACGAGAGCAGTTTCATGATTGCTGTTCGTAAATTTCACGGAACTGTCGATGGTAAAGAGAAAACTTTTTACGTTGGCGATCAAATTGATGCTAAGACTGTCAAAGAGTTAGGGTTGGCCGACAAACCCGAACTAGCCAAGGAATCTAAGGCTAAGAAAACACAAGAATAGACGTCTATAGTGGGGTGGGTTGTCGGTATTCCTGCCCCACACAAAACCGACAAAGGAGACACCGATGCTTAAACTAAAGAAACCTCAATTATCAGATATGGTTTTTGAGAGTAAATTTTCACCTGAGTTAGACTTTTTAGCTGATAAGGGTAAAACATATATCACTATCAAATGTCGTGCAGGAGGTTGGGCTAACCCTAATTTAACAGCTAAAAGAGAAGAGGTTTCTGTATTCAAGGAAATGGAAACTCTTAGATCTGCCAAAATGCTTGATAATGTTGATGAGTATGCAAAATATAAAGCGGAATCAGAAAAACAGATAGGTAAGAAACTATTCGAAGCTCTTTATGATAGTTGCGTGATTTCGTGGGAAACTAATATTCAAAATGATGGCATTAAAATGAAATGTGATAGAGAGCATTTTCTTCTATTAGCCGATGAAAAAATAAATGAACTGGCACAATTCTTTTTAGATTGGGCTAACTATGTCGATGAATTAGGTAACTTTAGAAAACAAATAGATGAGGAAACGGTAAAAAACTAATCGATGCGCTTTTATGGTCTTTTAAGTACTCGGCAAAAGATGAGGCTTACTTGATAGCTAAAGGCGCACTAGATCCGAAAGAAAGACCTGTTCCTTATAATATGATGTACTGGATTGGATTTAACGACTTGAGGCAAACTAGACAAATAGGCTTTTCAACCTTTTCCCCTATACCGTTCAGTGAAATTATGTCATATTGCTCTCATATCGGTTTAGATGATCCTGTTGAGCGCCAAAGTTTTGCTCGTTGCATCATGGCGTTAGACACTGAGGAGCGAAAATATTATGGCAACGCTAAATCTTAATATTGATGCTAGAGGCGCACAAACGGGCGCGGCTCAATTCACAAAGTCAACGGATCAAGTAAAAAAATCTGCATCTGCGGCGAGTAAATCTGTCGGAGGAATGGGTAGTTCCTTCACTCGTATGGCTCAAATGTCAGGGGCGCAAAGGTTTGTATTCCAAAACACTGCTAACCAGTTAGGCGACATCGCGGTACAAGCATCTATGGGAACTAATATATTTAGAGTTCTCGGTATGCAGTTACCTCAAGTTGCAGGAGGTTTTGCAATGTTAGGTGGCTCTATGGGTGTTGTTTTGCCAATACTCGGAGTTATTGCAGCCGTAGGTTTTCCGATTATTGCTATGTTTACATCTATGGGTGGTGCAGCAGAAGATACTGG